AATATTAAATATGCACAGTTTGAGTTAGCGAGAGCATTGGCAAATGATACTGGAGCTATAACTGGTACTACTGGTAAAGATGGTAATTTTTCTGAAGTACAGTTAGGAGATTTGCAAGTTAAATACAATACTGATAGTCAGGGAACAGGATCAATAAATAATATTCTTGACGTTTATCCGTGGTTACAAAGTTATCTTGGAGCATATATGCTAGGTGGAGCAGGTAGTTTTCAAATGAGAGTAGTTAGAGGATAATGGCAGGACAATTAGATAGCTTATTTAAAAGTGTTGCTAAAAGCGTAGTTGCAACTTTGGGTTCATCTCTTGATGCAACTATTATTTATACAAAAAAAGGAGTATCTAGTTATGACGTAGAAACAGGTAAACAAATAACAGTAGATACAACATATTCAGATTTAAAAGTACCAATAGAATTTATTACTTCAGAAGAAGAAAGTGCTCAAGAAATGAGACAAGCAAAGCTATATTTAACACCCGATTTAATAGGAGACAATCAAGCAGAGTTAGATGATGAAATTACTTTAAATTTTGCAGGTTCAAATCGTGTTGCACAGATAGTTGATATTAATACAAAAAGAGGTGGACAGGTTTATTTGTTTATTATCTTGGTGCGGTTCTAATGGCTATAAGACGTTTAGAAGATTTACCTAAAGATTTAGATACTCAAATTAGTGTTGATTTTAATGAACTGCTTCGTAAAGTTCATTTGGGTTTATCTAATAACTTAAAAAAAAGATCAGACACAATGCCAGTATGGACAGGCTTTTTTGCTTCTAGTTGGAAAGTGCAAACATCAGCAGTTATTCCAAAAGATAAAGTGGAAAATTTTAGGCCGTGGTCAACTATTAAAAGAGAAAAATCAGAAGAGTTTTTTAAAAATTGGAGAGAAAAGAAAAGAGGTAAACAAAAAAGACCAAAAGCGTTTGTTGAACAAAGGTTTCCGATTGGAGAGGGTAATAGAATATTTAATTATAAAAGACCTGTTTATATTGGAAACAGGGCAATATATTCTCTTTACGTTATAGAATCTGGCAAAATTCAAAGTTATGTTCAAGGAAAAATGGCTAAATTAATAAAAGAAACAATGACAGATAAAGGTAAAATATATTTCGGAACACAAACTGGAACAGGTTTTGGATCTCAAAGAAGAGTAGTTGGAATAAAATTAAAAGAAGGGAGGGATATTAAAGAATTATGACTTTAGTAAATACAAGAGCAGCTTTTGAAAAAGCAGTGACAGACAAGGTTACAGACCTTGATCCAACCATTTCGATGGTTTATGATAATGTTCATTTTACTACTCCTGGAAAAACTCAAAAATATATTTTGATGACTTTAAATTTTACTCAATCAACTTTACAAAATCAGGGAGCAGCTTCAGATTATTACTCTGGAGTAATTCAATGCAATGTTTACGTTCCAAAATCCAAAGGCACTTCTGTTTTGTCTGAGATATGTGAAACAGTTATTGATGGCTTAACTTCAGTAAATGCTTCTGGATATACAGATACTTTTAGCTGTAAACCTAGAGTGTTAGATATTAATGGCCCAACTCCATTGGAAATAGAGGATAGAAGTCATTTCATTGGAGTAATATCTTGCCAATTTTCAGCAAACGCTTAGTATAATAGAATAGCAATCTAATAAATTTATGGAAGCGATTGAACTCCTTAGAAACAAATTTGGTGTAAATCAAAAATATAAGTATGAATTAAAAGAAGGAGATGTGACAGTTTTAGAAATTTATTGGAATCCATTAACTCTTGCAGAAAGAGAATCTATTGTTGCTTTATCTGGGGACAATTCATCCGCTGATGACTTTGCTTTGACACTTATGATTACAAAAGCTCTTGATAAAGATGGTAAAAGATTATTTCAAGATGGTCATAAAGCATCATTAAGAAGGGAAGTAAACGCTTCTATTCTTCAAGAAATACAATTAGCAATGTTAAATTCTGGATCTGAATACAAAATGGAGGAAGCGAAAGCAGATTTAAAAAGCTAATAATAACTGGCATTTTATATTTTTCTTAGCTTCAGAGTTAAAACTTACTGTTCGAGAATTGTGTCAACAAATGACTCAAGAAGAATTAATAGGTTGGTCTGGATATTATGAGTTAAAAAGAGAAGTAGAGGAAAAAACAATGCAAGAAGCAAAAACTAAATCACGGGCAAGAAAACGCTAAAAGCGGTACACTAAGATAAAGTTTTAATTTTGCTGTGGCCGATTACGGAGTAAATATAAAATTTAATATTGTAGGAGAGTCTGGTCTTGATAGAGCAAAAAAGAAAGCTCAAGAATTAGCAAAGAGTGTAGATAATATTCGTGGTATTGATATAGAAAACCCTAGAAACGTTGGAGGGAAAGGAGGGAAAAAATCTCGTAATCAGATAAAGAAATATAGACAGGATATGGATAATCTTGTCAAAAAGATTAACGAAACTGGAGAGGCTTTTGGTAAAACCCATAATGCACAAAACGCAACCGCAGAATCCTTACAAGAATATGTTAATGGAGTTAAGATAGGAACTCAAAGACATAAAGACGCTACTCAAGCCTTAAGAACACAAACTAAAAATTTAGATTTAAACAATAGTCAGTATCTTCAAAATACTAAAGTTCAAAATCAAAACACAAAAGCAACTAAAGAAAATTCAAAAGCCAAACAACAGAACGCTAAATACCAAAAAGGCAATATGGGCAATATTGCTAGTAGTGCAATTATCGGTGGTGCGTTTCCTTTACTATTTGGACAAACAGGTGCATCAGCAGTTGGTGGTGCTGCTGGTGGTGCTTTAGGTGGAATATTAGGGGGTCAATTTGGTTTTGCTTTATCTATTGCAGGTACAGCGATTGGAACTTTTATAGACGAAACAGACAAACTAAATTTAGCTATTGGTGGTTTAGACTTTGCTTTTAAAAGTGCTGGAGACTCATCAGGATTTACGAGAGATAAACTTAATGAACTAAAAACTACTCTAGGTTTAACAAGAGATGAAGCCCTTGCTGTAGCAGGAGCTTTTACTAGATTTGGAGAGGCAGGAGCTAGTGCTGCATTTCTTTTTGGTAAAAATCCTAATACTATGAAAAATTTAGCTGCGGTGGTAAATACTAAATCAGCTTTAGCAGCGATTTTAGATACCAGCAATAATTTAACTATTCAACAACAAATTCAATTATTACAACAAGGAAAAATATCAAGTTTTGCAGAATTTCAAGCAAAAATAAATGAAACAATAATTGAGCAAAATTTCCAGAGGTTAATTCAAGAAGCTCAACAAATAAAAAATACAGATAGAATAAGACATTTCTTTAGTGAAATAGCTAGGTCTGTTTATTTTATTTCAACAATATTTGCTGGAGGATTAGATTTAAAAGATTTAATGCCCGAACTATTCTTATCAGGAGCAGAAAGAGCAGAGGATCGTGTAGCAAAACTTAGAGAAGAATTTAAAAAATTCAAAACTGATTTACCTGTTTTACAAGATTTAATGAAAGAATTTAATCTTGAAATGGAAGGAATGAGCTACAGCATCCCTGGTGCGATGGATCAGGCTTCAGCAGAACTTAGAAAATTAATGAGTGTAGGTTATATGGTTACGACTACAGCAGATACTATTGGAGATGCTTTTGGAGAATCATTTAAAGGAATAGTAAAAGGATCAATGTCAGCACAAGACGCTTTAAGAAATCTATTCCAAAGAACAGCAGATGCGTTTTTAGATATGGCTGCACGAATGATTGCACAACAAATAAGAATGAAAATATTAGGAATTGGATTAAACTTTATGGGAGGAGGAGGAGGTCTTGCTCTATCAAGAGGTGCAACCACTGGAGGTACAGATAGATTTGGTAGAGATTTTGATGATCCTATGTTTGGTCAACCTTTAGCTAATGGAGGCATAGCTAAAGCTGGACGAACTCATTTAGTAGGAGAACGTGGACCAGAATTATTTACACCAGGAGTTACAGGTACAGTTACACCAAATCATGCTCTTGGTGGAACTACTGTAGTAGTAAATGTAGATGCTTCTGGTTCTTCTGTTGAAGGAGATGAAGAGCAAGGTAGAGAACTTGGTCGTCTTATCTCAGTTGCAGTACAATCTGAATTAATACAGCAGAAACGTCCTGGAGGTTTACTTGCATAATGCCTACCTTTCCCTCAATCACCCCTACCTATGGAGTTCAGAAAAGATCTAAGCCAAACATAAGAACTATTCAATTTGGAGATGGTTATGAACAGCGTACTACTTTTGGATTAAATCAAAATCCTAAAATATTTAATTTAACTTTTGAAGTATCAGAAACAGATGCAGATACGATTGAAACCTTTTTAGATGCTAGAGCAGTTGATAATGCCAGTTTTACTTTTACACCACCTGGAGAAGCTAATTCATCAAAGTTTGTTTGTGAGGGCTGGAATAAATCAATCCCATACTTAAATAGAGCAAGGGTACAAGTTACTTTCAGAGAGGTATTTGAACCATAATGGGAATACCAGTTTCAGAATTACAGTCAATCAATCCTGGATCAATTATTGAACTATTTAGTATTGAATTAGTTACTGCATTACATGGAGTTAATACTGTATTTCGTTTTCATAATGGTGCAAATTTAAACGCTAATGGAGAAATGGTTTGGGATGGTAATTCATATCTAAGATTTCCTATTGAATGTACTGGATTTGAGTTTGGATCTACAGGCACTTTGCCTAGACCAAAAATTTCAGTAAGTAATGTTTTTGGAACGATCACAGGCATAATTCAGGATGTAAATGAGACCACTGTAGGAAATGACTTAAATGGTGCAAAGTTTAGAAGAATAAGAACACTTGCTCAATATTTAGATGCTGCAAATTTTACAGGAGGTACAAATCCTTTCGGCACACCAGATCCTACGGCAGAGTTTCCACAGGAGATTTATTTCTTGGATCGTAAAGTTACAGAGTCAAGAGATATAGTCACATGGGAAGCTCAATCTGCTTTAGATTTAGTAAATGTAAAACTACCACAAAGAATTGCTACTAAAGATATTTTTCCTGGTATAGGAGCATTTTTAGGATTTTAAGATGAGTTGGAAAGATATTGCCTTAGAACACGCACAGAAAGATTCACCACATGAAACTTGTGGTTTACTGACTATTTATAAAGGCAAAGAAAAATATTATCCTTGTAAAAATATTGCCGAAGAACAGGGCGAGCATTTTATTTTAGATCCTGATGATTGGATGAAAGTTGAAGATGAAGCTGAGATTATAGCAATAATACATAGCCATCCAAATCATCCACCATATCCTAGTGAGGCTGATTTAGCCAGTTGCGAATATTTAGATTTACCTTTTTATATTGTCACTCCAGAAACAAAACAATGGCACTACTTCAAACCTTCTGGTTATAAGAAAGGATTAATTGGTAGAGAATGGGTTTGGGGAGTACAGGATTGTTGGAGTTTAATACACGATTGGTATGAGGAAAACAGAAATATTAAATTAAAACATTGGGATAGACCTAAAAGTCCAAAAGAATTTTCAAAGAATCCGTTATTTGAACACGGTTTACCCTTAACTGGTTTTGTTGAACTGGAAGATACGGTAGATTTAGAAGAGGGTGATGTTCTTCTTATGGACACAACAAACACAGGTAAATTAGATCATGTGGCTTTGTATTTAGGAAATCAAACTATTTTTCAACATTGTGTGAAAAGACTTAGCTGTAG